ACATACAATAGTTGTATCAACACTATCTGCTGAAGCTATGGGTATTGCTTTCATAGAACTTAAGTCATACTCTGGTGCTGTTTTTATATTATAATTTTTTACAGTATCAATAACATCTTTAGTAGTTATTAATAATACAATATCACCTGCTTTAGGAACTATCTGTATTGCTATACTGTTTCCACCTAAAGATAATACTTCTATATTATTTACAGTAAGTGTTTTCTTTATTATTACTGATACTGTATTAGTACTACTATCGTATGATTTTACTTTTCCTACAGTAATAAAAGAATACTGCGCTATTATGCCTCTTATTCTTGTATACTCACTTATATTAAGATATTTTAATGCTCTAGTTGCGGCATCTATTTGTGTACTCATAATAAGCTTTCTCCTTGTGATGTATCACCTTCTGATAAAGGATAGCTAAGATCAATAGCATCTATTTTCATCATATTAGTATTTGTTGTTGAAAAATTAACTTCAATACTATAAGGTCTTAATATACCAGACAGTTCATTTATTTTCAATGTTGTTGTCTCATTATAAAGATTAAAGTTTATAAACTGTTTTATATATGTTAATGGAATAGCAAATAATCCAGTAGGTACAATAAGAGGGTTCCACGGTGCATAAGCAATAACATGATAACCCTGCGCATACACATTACTTACTTTATTAAGTAATGGTATTCTATTAAGGCTCTTTGTTAATACAATACTGCTAGAGTTAGTAGCCTGTAGTGCTTTAACAGCTCTACGTGTATTTGATCCAAATAGGTATAAACGATCATTTATGAGATATAATGAAATAGGTATGAGTTCTGGTTTCTTGCTCATGTAATTACAAATTATACTATTTACCCAGTTTATTACGAGAAGGCTACTATTAAAATAATATGTCTTTCTACTAACGAATACTTCCTGCGTTTTCCATATAGCAGGTATTATCTTATCTATGTCTGCTTGCGTAATTTTAAGAAGAGGATTGTAATTCTGTACACTACCTAGTTTACCTTCACTAAAAAGAGACATTGATTCATTCTTCTGAAATATTGAACTAAGCTTTGTCTGATTTAATACTTCTGCAATAAATCTGCTTATGCTCATTTCATCAACTGTAAATGTAACTTCATACTTATCAACTTTAGTAAACTCTACAATATCTGTTAATAAGCACTGAAATACTAACTGACCATCTGGATTAGGCTTTTCACAATAGCTATTAAATATCTGTCCTTGAAAACACTGACTGTAATTCTTATTACTTAAATAGCCTGCTTTTATGAATATGTATTTATACTTATTTATATCTAAGTTCATATAAACATTCTTCATTGTTAGTGTTACACTAGATATATGCTGTGAAGGTAAGAACTCAAATGATACTGAAATATCAGGTTTACAACCTGATCTAGGTGTTCTTATTATAAAATCATCTTCACTGAAATTACTAACTTCAGTATTGTAATTATCTACATACTCTCTATCTTTTGTAAATACTACATCAATATACTTATCAAATAATACGTCAGAGTTAAGTAATTTATTTATCTTAGTTGACTGGTCTGGTATTCCTACTGTATCTTCAATAGATGATATTGTATTAGAAGAAGTAAAACCATTTCCACTTATTCCAGATGTCATACTTGTAACTTGATTAATCATTTACAACTCCTTAAACGTTTGGAACAAGAACATTTACAGTTATATTAGATAAGTTAGTATTATCTAATTTAGTACTAGACGTTATAGCAAGCATAACTACAGAGTCTAAATAAAAATATATTGTATTAAGATGAAGTATAAATGATCTTTTGAATGTAGAATCATTATCATCTGTAATAATAAATACCCATTCATTGTAAGTTAATGATGTACTATCTGTATCTAATATGCCATTAAAACTTATAGACATATCTCCTGCTGATACAGTAAATGCTATATTTTTTTCCCCATTGTTATTAGGCATACTAAAAGAATAACTATTGTAGTCCATATATCTTCCTTATATTATACTAAGAACACTTCCTACAGCTATTATAGCACCTTGCTCAGCAGATATTGTACCTAAATTACTAAATATGCTACTAGGTAATGACTTAGTCTCACTACTGGTAAGGTCTGCAAGTTTTGATAGTACACAAGTAGTAAGTGTTGAAGCTTCCATAACTGTACAGCTTACTCTAGAAGCATTCATCATTTTAGCATCATCTTCAAAAGATAACTGCTGTATATATGTATCTATAATTTCACCAGTATTTAATTTTACTTTTACTTTATCTCTCTTATTTATAGCATATTCAAGTATTTTTCTCTGTAATAATAGTGTAGGTTTTATTAACATAAAGCTTTCAATAGTTGGAGCAAGAGAAGTTATATATCCATTAACAGTCCATACTCTAGGTCTAGGAGCTGTGTTATCTGAAATAAACTTCTTATTCTTAGAAGATTCATCAATAACCATTGTTGTAGGTATATCAACACTATGTACCATCTTTATATTTTCTGTCTCAATAGGAACACCACCTATTATTACTTGTGAAGATATATCTTTTATTGCTCTAGCAAGATCATTTAGCGCCGCGCTTGTAACACCAGTTCCAAGAAGTAAGCTAGCATACGTATTACCACCTGCTATTGATGATAATGTATTCTGTGCTACATCAAATATTTCATAAGCCATATATATCTCCTTATGATAATGATGAACCTACAGCTATAGAAGAATCAAGTAATGCTCTTCTAGCGGCTTGTCCTACGTCATAAGCATTGTTTGTATCTACTCCACTTATATTGATATTTATAGGAGCCATTGAAGTACCGCCATTCCAAGAAGGTGTTCCTTTTATTATAGAGTCTATTGCTTTCTTAAAGTCTTTCTCTAAGTCTTCAATAGTACCATTTACAGATTCAGGATTCATTTTTTCTTTTATAAAGAGCTCTATAAAATTACTCATTATACTAGTAAGTTCATCATAACTCTCACTATCTAATTTAGAGTACTTCATATTCTCATTTTTCATTAGTTTTAAATATCCAGAATCATTAAGAAACTTCAGTACTTCATTATTTGCATCTACAAAGTTCTTATTAAACCTTGATGGCATAGTATAAGTAATACTGTAACCAGACTTATCAACAATTTCTAGATTCTTACTTACAAACTCAATATCACTTAATAATTTATTTAGACCTTTACCATTACCATCAAGCCAGCTAATATTACCTGTAAATCCTGTAGATTGAACAATAGGATTAGTATATATAGATCCATTAGCAGTTACGTCTCTTTCTATATATCCATTAGGATAATAATTAAGCTCATTGTTACTCTTAGCTAATTCTCCATATTGTATACCACCTACATTAGTCATATTAATACTTGGATCATGCTTTTGCAATAAGCTTAAAGTATATTTTTCATTCTCAATTCTATCTCTAGAACCAAAAGCTCCTGTCTTATAGTCTCCAAATATAGTTTTATATATAGGACTTTCTATAAACCACTGCAATAAGCCGTTCCAGTAGTTCTTAAAAGGTATACCAAATTGTGTATTCCAGTCATTGTATATTTTCTGCCAGTCAGCGTCTATTTCACTTTGTACTCTCTTAAGTTTAGCAGACTGTTCTTCTACATCACCATAAGCACTGAAGTATGGATTATTAGGTAGTGCAAACAATGAAGCAAATGTCTGATCTTTACCTAAATGTATCATACCATAGTTAAATAAGTCACGAGTGGCTTTACCAAGTTCTTTTTCTATATAGTTACCTATAGCTTCACGCTTCTTACTACCAGTATCATCTTTAGGTAAGTTCTTATACTGTTCTCTTAAGAAGTCAAGAGACTTTATATAAGCATCATATCCACTATTTGAATTAAGTATAACACCCAAGTTACCAAGAAGTGATGTACCTAAGAAATCAATACCTTTACCAGTAGTAGACATTTCACCTAAGTTAGATCCTAATTTGTTCATTTCACCAAGAATAGTACCTTTTCCAAGACCTGCTGTATTTTCTGCCTGATATGTACCTAACTCTTGATTCATGTTTATGCCTAAATACCATCTGCCACCACTATTTAACTGTGAAGCTACAGCTTCAGTAGTGTTTGTTGCTTTGGCATCAAACTTAATAATACCTTTTGCTATCTTCTCAATCAATTTATATGTAGCATATATAGCACCTAATGTAACAAGTGTACTCTTGAGACCATCATCATTGTCTTTTGTATTCTTTGCTACTGCTTTTGTTACTCTTTCAAAGTTTTCTGGTGTATTACCTGCTTTTGCATCTACCCATTTACCCTCACCTCTCTTTACAGCTTCTTCACGCAAACCAAACATATCAACAGTAATCTTACCATTATTGTTCTTTCTGATATAATCCTCTGCATAAGGCTGTGATACAAGGTAGTCTACATCTGAATATGTCTTATTCAGTCTGTTTTTCTTATTTGACAGAATATCATATTCTTCAGAGTAACCATTATTATTCATGAAATACTTTAACTCATCTTTACTGTTCTTAATTCCTGCAAATATATTACTCATACCTGCTGAAAACAACAGTTTGTTTCTGTCTTTTTCAGACATATTCATATAGGCTGAATCACTTTCAATTCCAGACATGAGCATACTTTCATGTCTAAGCATTCCACCTTCACCATGAGCAGTTAAAGGCTGATTTTTCCATGTGTATGAAGCAGGACCATGCTTATAAGCATTAGTTCCATACTCATCTATATAGTTATACAGATCTCTTCTCATATTTTCATTAGTAATATGAGAACCGTAAGGTACATACCTTTCTGCTGTACCAGACATTGCTTCATAAGGATTTTCTTTTCTGTATATTCTGTTTAGAAGAGCATCTTTTTCTGTATAACTCTTTGTTCTTCTTATTTCATCATTAAATCTGCTTTCTTGTGTAGAAAAAGCTTCTCTTGAATTAAGCCTGCTCTGACCATCTAATACAAGTTTCTGTACTTTTAATACTTCTTTATATGTATCAAGATATGTTTTAAGTGCTCCTGTATCAAAGTTCTTTGGGTAATCAATGCTATTTCCTGATTCAGCAGATATTTTCTTATAAAATGATCCTATAGACGTATTTAACTGTCTAGCCTTATTTACATAATCATTAAGAGTTTCTGTATTCGCATAAATAGCTTTACTCTGAACTTGCTTTACAGCATTGTTCAGAGCATTGGTAAGTTTTCTACTATATTCTTCTATACTAGAATCATCTGCTTCTATACCAACTCTTAACTCAATGTCATTATCACCTGCCATTTTTTGTTCCTTGCTCAATAGCATCATTCTTAAGGGCTATAAAATTAAGACCATCTACAAGATCATCTAAGTCAATAGGTCTACAGTGAAAAAAATCTAAGTATTTATAGTATAAGAACTTATATTTACCCAGTATTCTATTTAACTTATCAATAAATGGCTCTTTACCACTGTTAGCTAACAGCCTAAATATAGAGGATATATCCTTAATATTTATGCTGTTACTATCAGACTTACTATTTTCCTCACTTATTTCGAGCCGTCTAAATGAGGTGTCAATTTTTTTAACAGTATTGTGTACACTGCATTAAGTACATTATCATAAAGATAAGGAGCATCATTAAACATAAGGCTCAATTTATTTCCATTACCTTTATTGTATGCAACAGACTTAACTACAGTTGAATCATCTGTCTTAAGCATTATTGTATGACCATCAAGCATAAGTTCTGCAAGATTATCAAGTGTATCTGATGTAATATCACCATTGAATACCCTAAGTAGTATTAAAGTATCAACTGTATTTACATCATCGAACTCTACATAGATCTTACTCTTTATGTCTTTACCAGTTATAAACTCTTCCGCTGTCTTTTCTATATCTTCTTTCTTAATAGTAATCATATTTTATCTCCTTATAAAATATAGTATGTAGGGCATAAGCCCTACATACTTTAATTATGAAAGCATTGAATAATGCGAGTAATTAAACTTTACAGCATAATCAGGTGCATCATTACCTGCAAGAGCAATAGGTTTACATTCTGCAACAGTACAGTTATAGAACCCTATAGAGAATGTTTTTCCATTGAACGGGAATGAGAAAGTAATAGTGGCTCCTATACCATCTCCTCCTGTTACATCACGCTGTGCACTTGCTATAGATACAACATCACCTGTACCTAAAGAAGTACTTGTTCTTATTGCAACAATACTAAGTGTACCACAAGTATTGTTGTTAGTAAGCTGAACACTACCTCCATTAAGAAGTGGTATAATGATTGAGTTCTGAATAGCCTGTGCTGTATCAGCATAAGTGCTATTTAACTTAAATCCTGTAAGTGCTACTGATGTAGAAGCGGATAAAGTATTATCAGCACCACTCCCAGTAAGTAAGAGAGGGTACTGATATGATATAGTAGCCGCACCTACAGCCTGTACAACATAAGAAGGTAATCCATTAGTAATATCTGCCATCTAAGTCCTCCTATTAAATAGTAAGTGTGCCATATACTCTTACAGTACGCACACTATCAACAAAGTTTGCAGACCACGCATTAGGTACTGTAATAGTACCTGTGCTGTCTGATTTAGGTAAGTTTGCAAAAGACGGTGCTGTATTGCTATAATTTGTAAGCCTACCACTAGCAATAAATAAGCTAAGCGTATTGTTCATAATACTAAGAATGTTTGCATAAGTAACAGCGTTGTTGAACGTATTCATTGTAGTAATGTATGAAGCAACTCTTACTTTATTTATATAGTTAGCATAGGCAACAATCCAGTAAGCAGGCACGACTTTACCAAGTATAGTAGAAGCACCTCTTAATGCTACATAACCAGAAGTATCTCCAACATATTTAAAATATGCAACATTTACTGCTTTAAGAGCAGTCTGCTGTGTATCAGTAAGATATACTCCATTAGCACCAGAAGCACTTACTACATCTGTCTTTACCATATCAAATGAATTACCTACGTAAATTCCACTGTTGTTTACTACTGACAGTGAAAGACCTAATGCAACTAAACCACCGTTATGATGTATAGTTGTAGTATCTACAACTACAGGCTGATATGCTACAAAGAAAGCATCACCTACAGCTTTAACAGCAGTATACAGAACATCTGAAGAAGGTGTTTCAGGTGTAGTAGTTTCATACGGGAGTAAAGGAGCACAAGATAACAGTGTATCTGTACCACATAGAGTAGATAATGCAGCAGCAGCCGCAGGTACTACTACATGAGTAGTGATTGTATCATCTGCTTCAATAAGAACTGTCTTAAAGTAAGCAAGCTGATGGGTAAGATTAAATGCTGTAGTAAGTGCTACTGCTGTGTAGTCTGCTTCTACAGTAATATTTGCTCCTACACGAACTACATACACATTCTCAATACCATTTGCAAAATAGTCAGAGAGCCATGTAAGAAGAACTCCTGTAACAATATTTGTATAGTTATTAGAAGTAAGTTCTGCCATTGATACACCAGTAGTACCTATTGAAGTAAATACTGATGTATTTGAAATAAATCTTGTATCTTCTACATAGATAGCAAGATGTTTGTAATTATCACCGGGTGATGTAGTAGTTATAATACTTGTTATAAAGTCTACATCTTCCTGCGCAATAGAGCCAATGAAATCATCAGCCATGTTATCCTCCTAATTATCCTTATTTATTAAAGTACCTAACAATACAATGTTATTAAACAATGTAATGTTTTGGTCACTTATAATATAAACCTCATTATAGCTGATCTCTAGATCAGTATTCCAACAAAGCTGTGAGTTCTTTCCTTCCTGCATATACAATGATGTATATATTTTTAACTCTTCATAGTTTATCTTACCTTTATAGCTATCATCTAATAGCTTATCTATATCCTGTCTCATGCTCCAGAACAGCATAGTATGTACAAAATCTTCTGCACTTGTTCCTATGAACGTAAGATGTATTCTTGCCTTACAACTTCTTGTATAGTATTTACCACCTTCCTGTGGTACAATAGATGTATTTGTAGATATAGTATCTATAGAGTACCCTATCCAAGTTGAATCCGCTTCTTCTAATGTAGGAGTATACCAGTTTCCTTGAAGAGGCACAATATACTTCAAATTGTCTGTACCTTCAAAAAATATGCTGTTAAGAACAGTACGAAGGTTTGACATATTAAGACTTGTGTACATATACACCTTCCAGTAAACTCACTAATTCACCTGTAGAATAGAAAGGTGCATTGAACCCTTTTATCCTCTGTGTGTATCTGCTGTTAGCAGGTGTTACATTTCCTGCTATTACCCACTGTGCAACATTATTTGCAAGTTGTTTTGATGCTAAAGAAAACCTTGTATCAGAATCAATCTTCTTAAAACGTAAAGAACTTATTACTATGCTCTTTATCGTTCCTAAATTATTTTCTGCATACTCTCTGAATAATGGTCTAGGAGGTATACTTACTTGTCTCTTTCTTACTTCTTCTGTATAACCTTCTACAAGCTGTCTTGCAAGCTCTGTAGCAAGCATTCCAGAACCATGATGTGTCACCTTCTTAAATCTTACAACAATAGTACCAGAGTTAATTTTTAATTCTTTAGAGAGTTTATCCTTATTTATTCTAATACTTACTTTCATCAGAATGAACCCTCCTTTACTGTAGTAGTAGAAGATGTAGTACCACTGTTACCCTGTACTCTTACAATCTCCCATGCAATGAATCCTGCATAATATCCATAGTTCTTTTTACTGTTAACTATGTAAATATTTTTATTTTCAGGGTGTACTATGTAGTAGCCTGTTTTTAATGGCGTATCGTCTCTTGTCCATATATCTTCTGAATCTGATATATCATTTACTCTCCAGTTAGACCTACCTGCAAGCCTACCAGACGGTCCTTTAATCTCTTCTCCTGTACTCGGCTGTAATATTATCTCGGTTTTTAATACTTCACTTTTATTGTTATATCCAACACCAACGTTAGGTAACTGTGTGAAGTAATCAACTGTTAGAAACATTTCACTGAAATGTACTAATAAATCTCCGTATAACATAATAGTCCTTAATACAGCTTATACGTTTCTGGTGCTGACTTGATAAGTGCTTCTGCTCTTAATCCAAAGTAGTTGGTCTCAAGCTGTGCCAAGCCAGATTGAGCAGTTGAATCTTTGAATCTTAAGTCTACACTACCTATCTTCTTCTCTTTAAGAGGTACACCACCAGTAGTAAATATACCAGTTACATAAGACGGAAAAGCATCTGCTAACCACCATGCTACAAGATAGTTATAACAAAGATTTATCTTGTTATCTCTATCTACACCTGCTAAAGTACTCCACAAAGTAGATATACCATGCCAGCTTACATTTATTACCTGTATTGCTTCTTCAATATTTTCATCTGTTACTTTAGATGAGAAGTATCTACGAAACATAAAACTGCTTACTGTCATAGTATATCTACCTCCAACATTACTGCTGATTACTTTCTGCTAACTTCTGTTTTGTTGCTTCAAGTTCTGCTTTAACTGCTTCAAGTTCTGACTTGTAAGCATTAGCCTTATCTTCTGCACTAACAGCCCATGAAGGTTTATGATCCATTACTCTGATCTTCTTAAGATCAATAAGACTGTTAAACACATTGACCTTCTGAAGTTCTGCAAGTTTTGAATCATCTATCTCTGTATACCCAAGCTTACCTTTTGCTTTTTCAGCATCATTGTAATTATGCTTAGGTATAAACACACCGTTAATCACATACTCATAATCAGTATAACCTACAATGTACTTGCTCATAGTTTATCTCCTTATTAAAACTATTACTGCTGACCAAAGCCCTGAATTACTTCAACAGCTTCAGGAACAGGTGCAAAGATTCCTGCTACACGTGACAGAGTCTTAAACTGTGTATTGTACATACCCGGTATTGCAGGGAAGACATACTGGTCAAGAGGTGTACCATACAGAACAAGCGGCTGTACAGTATCATCAGGTCCTGCTCCGATTTCAGGTGCAGTAATAACCATGTAGTCTGCTGATGTCTCATTGAACATTGTATTCGGTTTAAGAAGAGGATCAGAAACAAACTCAATTACAGGGTCTTTTCCATCTTTACCTTTTCCACCGAGATAGTTCTTAGAGAAAATCTGCATTGCTGATGTAGGATCATACACATCACTGTATGTCATAGACGTAAGAGCATTGTATGCCTGAGGACACATTGCGATCTTTACTTTGCTAAACTTATTATCGGCGCGAGTAAGGAACTCATTGATGATCTTTGCAAGATATGTATAGGCTCTGTTACCTTTTGCTGTTACAGTTGTGTCTGAAGAAAGCGCAGAAAGTGTTTCTCCACCCCATACAGATACAGGATTAACATTGAGAAGTCCTGTCGTCTGTGTTTCAGAGTTACCATAGTAGATAAGGTATGCTTTAAGCATATTAAGAACATAGTTTGCATAACGCTGTTTTGTAACCATAGAAGATTCACCGAACGGGTTAGTACCCTGTCCTGCTTTACGCTCTTTCTCTTCCTGTGTAAGAGTATATGTAACAAACATATTGATTACGTTTGCTGACATCATACCATTGATTACATTCACATCATTAGTCATCATGTTCTGCATAGAACCTGTTGAGCCTATTGAAGCAAAACCTGCATACTGTTCAAGAACAAGAGACATGATCTCTGCCCACGGGTTTGATCCCTGCTCTTTCTTAACCATGTCAAACGCATGTGTATAAGTAAGAGGCTCTTTGAAGATTCTCTTAAAGTATGTTACATTCCACGGAAGGAACTGCTGACCTGCTAAGAAATCAACACTATCCTTAGTAAACTTATAAGCCCATGCTTTTGTTGCAGAATCATAAGTCGGTGCAATATGTACCTTTTCAGGGTGTGACTTGTACAGTGCGGCTACTTCAGGGGTTACAATAGGATCAAGCAGACGTGCTGAATCACCTACGAACACTGCGTCCTGTGCATGAGCAGGAACAGCATATTTATCATCACTTGCAGGTCCTATCTCAAGAGAAAGACCTCTTGAGGCTCTGCTAAATGCTTCATCATTAAGAAGCGAGTTTACAACCTTGTTAAGAGGTTTGCAAGCTTTACTAATATTTACTTCCATAATTAACTCCTATTATGCCTGTACTGTATAAGATAATGTAGCAATAGCAGAGTTAGCCATTCCATATTTGACTGCAATGGCTTTAATTGCTGTTGTTCCTGCAACTGTGCAAACAATCGGTGCTGTATATTTAACTGAAGCTGTAGTAGGATCAGCAGGTGTAGTACCATCAGTTGTAATTGTATAGTAGATTGTTGCTCCGTTCGTTGAAGAAAGTGTAACTACATTTGTACCAGAAGAAATATCAAGTGTAGATGCAGTTACAGGACTTGCTGTAGGTGTAGATACTGTAGCAGGTGTTTCTGATGTGATAGCAACAAGCGGATAATTGATAAGAATTGTTACACCGTTAGGTCCTTCTTTATCATAGACAGAAGCATTGATGATAGCATATCCAGAAGGGGCAGTAGCACCACTTGCTATAAATCCTATCTGCCCTGTTGTAGTATTACATACAACCTTCGCACCAAGTACAGGAGGAATAAGACCTGTAGTACCAGTAGCATAATTATAAATCTGTACAAGACCAAATGTAACTGCTGTAGCAGGACGACCTGCATAATAGTAGTTGTTCATTGTAGGATCATTCATCATGATAGAAGGATCTGCAATGAGAATACCAACAGGAAAGTTTGTAGTTGTATCTACACCCATAACAAATGTGTTAGGATCATCACCTGTTGCACTAACTACATAGCCAAACTTAGCCGCACCAGTGCTCACTTCTCCGATAACACCACCACGTGTAAGAGGTAACTGTTTGCTGAAAACAGGTGTACCATCTACATATCCGCTACCTTTAAGATTTGTAGCATTGAAACTCATATTTCCCTGTACCATAATTAACTCCTCATCTCTTTCATAAAGTTATCAATAGCATCACTGCTATCCTTTGTAACAGAAGATATGATTGCTGAATCATGTGTTGCAACAGCAGGTGCAGGTGCACTACCACCACAGCCATCTTCACCAAGCATCTTTTCTTTCTTATCATCTTTTTCAGCGTCTATATCATCACGCTTTACTTCTATTTCAGCCTTTTTTGCTTCGGGTGACACCGCTTTAAGAATCTGCTCAAGAAGATTGAGCATTTTCGCCTGTCCTGCAATAACAGGATTCTCATCACCATCAGGCTCTTTATGACCTGCTTCACTAGAAGATACTGCTACACCTTTCTTTCCTTCATCGCCATCAGGCTCTTCATCTTTAGTAGCACCTCCTGCCATCTTTTCAGCAGATTTCTGTACATCAGGTGTTCCCTGCGTACCAGTTCCTGCTATACCAACTGAACCTGCCGCATAGTCTGTAGTAGCTTTAGGATCAGAAGTTTTAGTCTCGTCCATATTATTTCCTCCTGTATTACTCTTTACTATATTGTCATAAAGAGTAACTATTTTTTCCATAGCTTTATCAACTATGGCTGAATCCATTGTATCGCTATCCTTCATATCATTTAAGCAACTAATAAGTAACTGCTTATCTGATGTCATAGGAATATCTTCTATACTTGTAATGATTTCAGGAATAAAAGCTTTATGATCTTTAACTTCTGAAATCATTTCTCTTACAGCTTTACTGTCTCTTACACAAGCAAGAGCACCACCACGACCTGCCACTGTCATTGCAAGATGATTTACACCTTTGATAGATACCATTTTTATCTGGTATTCATCACCATCATGTACTCCATCTTCCCATACACTGTCTGATACATAACCGGGGCTTACTTCTTTACAGTCATGTGTGTAATAGTCTATTGCTTCCTGTCCGATCAAAGTGAGCGTAGAATGAATGTACGCTTCATTGTCCTCCATTATAACCTTTACAGAATCTCCTGTAAATCCCTTTGCTAAAATACCGAAGTTTTCAGCATCTACTAACCCATCAGGGTGCTCTACAGTAACAGGAAGTCTTGTAAATAAATCAGCCGCACCTTCCATAAGAAGAGCAGGTCTATATACATTAAAGAAAAGCTTATCACTATATTTAGAAGGAATACTGTCAAGTGAAAGACCTATCGTAGGTAATTCCTCTCTTGCATATTTGTATATACCAGAATGCGCTATAGCTACATCTTTTACAATCTTGTTTGTTATAGCATCGTCTCTTGTTATGTATTTCAACGCTGTCACATCTTCAACTAAAGGCATACTTTCCTCCTAATCATTTTCAGGTGTTCTATTTGCAGAAGCATTTACAGCTATTTCATTGGCTCTTGTTTCTGTGTCATAAGCACCTGTAATCTTGTCCATATCTTCTTTACTTATATTCACTGACTTGAAAAACTGTTTTACAATATTTATAGCCGCAGGTGTAGGGATTCCTGCCTGCTTTGCACTATTAACAGCCGCCATGAATCTTGAAGCAGTCTCTGCTCTTTCTGATTCAGTAGCTACAACTGGATTATCAAAAGAAAAATGAACTGCTTTACAATTCATTGCTTCTTCTGAATTGATACCAAATGTATCAATTACAAGTATATTCTTTATCTGCTCAAGAGAAGGGAGTATTGCCTGCTGACTAAGCTTTGTAGTCTGTGATTCCTTAAGCAGTACTTCTTCTGTATTGTTACTGAATCCCTTAGGCTGTGTATGAAATAGCACAGATTCAGGTATTCCAGACTGTGCGGCTATATCCTGTCTCATAGTAAGCATAAGTTCAGGATAACCTGTATATGTTCTATTTACTGTAGAGATCTTTCCTAATGAATTAAGCATTTTAGGATTAGCCATTGACCAGTCTTTCATTTCTTCTTCATTATCTTTTATTAACTTCTTTGTATCATTAAGTCCTATTGTACCTAATAAAGAATCAAGAGGAACTTCATATACAAGAAGCGACATCTGTTGTGCCATAAGAGGTATAGAAGCAATAGACATTTCATATCCTAATATGCTTCTAATATATCCTTCAAAATCTGTAACACCCCAACCAAGATTTCTTATAGCACCCCAGTACGGTAATCTCTTAGGCTTTATGATTGCTGATCTTTCAGTATTTATTTCTATTCCAGAAAGAGGAACGTAGTAGCTCTTTGCAGACATGTAGTCAGAAGCAGTCATATTATAATTAGGAACAAGAACTGTATTCCACCTGTCTGTCTCTGACCAGTAGTCTATTGCTCCTTTATCAAGAATACCTTTTCTTAACAACTGTTCAAAATTAAGTGCAAAAGAATCTGTAGTATGAAAATCCTTCTTAAATACAGGATAAAGAACCGATCCACCATATAGCAGACCGTCTCTGAAAGCATCAGCCATTTTATCTTGAAAATTATGCTTCTCTGCATTCTCATGAATAGCAGTAAGCTTTTCTTCAGTCCAGAACTTCTTATCATCTGTACTGAATGAATATCCATTTATAAGAATACCCTTTGCTTTCTTATTTATAATTATCTCTGCAAGACCGCCAGAAGAGTATGTAGATGTAGATTCAAAAGGTGACATAGCTACAGGAATCGTAGCTTGACTGTAAGATGAAGGATCCTGCATAGTTCCTATCTTACTCATAGGATTGAAGAATGAATCCTTAGTTATTCTTTCTACATCAAGAGCAACATTCTTTCTTGCAGTATCAAGAGTTATAACATTATCTCCACTTGCTAATCTTTCAGCAAGTATATAATCATAAGTAGTCTGTTGTACCTCTTCTATATCATCAAGTGTGTGCTGATGTATTGCGTCTGATGTATACCTACTACTTTTCTCACTTCTTGATAATATTTTATATATGTCTTGAAACAATTTAGGCTGTCTTGTATTTACTACAGCATCTGAAAAGTTAATCATTATGCCGCTTCCTCCTCTTCAGTCTTATTCTTCTTACTAAACAATGACATTAAGTCAGTCATAAGACTGAGTTCATTACATATATTCCACACTACATACTCTGTAGCATCGCATATATGATCTGGTGCAGTCTTTCCTTTTCCTTTTTCAGGATTTCCATCATTGTCAAACTGTCTTGTCTTAAGAGCAAGTATAAGATCATCACACTTACTGCTTATTTTCAGCTTACCACTCTTCAACATCTTGTTAATAATAAGAATACGGTCATTAACATGAGGGTTTGTCTTATTCTGATGTAGTGTTATGTTATTGTCGCTTATCTCTTTCTTATATCCTGCCATTATTTCTTTTGCACTAGCATCAGGATACCATGTTATAGGGTTGGTAACAAACGTACTTCTAAGTATATTCGGTGCATCACCTACAATATCAAAAGAAAAGTTCTCATTTATATATATAATTCCATCTTTAACAAATGCAGAAGCCGCTTTACTGAATCCGCTGTTAAGGTCTTGACCTACATATATATTATCAGTCCAGTCATACTCTATATCAGCAGGATCATACAGACAATATCTTTCATCAAAATCCTTATACACGCGTCCAGTATACAGGTTTACGAACTTTCCTTCAAGGAATGCTTCACGCTCTTCAGGAGAGTAGAGACTATAAAGCCTATTATAGTAGTCAACATCAAGTGCTTTGTTGTTCTTAGTAAGCCCTCTTATCAATATATAATGGTTTTTTGTCTCTGTAAGCATTCTTGTAATATGATATGCACCTCTCAAACCCTGTGCAGTAGTAAGACCTACAAATATAGGCTTTCTTCCTGTAGGAGATACAACACGATTTCGTTCCTGTACAGCTTTGAATGCTTCTATAGCAGTATTCTGTGGTAATTCATCAAGCTCATCAAACAAGAATGCAGAGAAGTTATAAGCATATATATCGTTAGGATCAGAACAATTTATGTATATAAAGTGGACTGTACCTATATCTATAGTATGCTCCTGTTTGTTGTGCTTATACTTTATTCCTGCGTCATTCAATGTCTTGAACAAGTCTGACAACAGTGTCAACCGCAACAGTGTCTGCGATGTACCGCCTATTCCTACATTCACATTATGTCCGTCAAACATCTTATACAGTTTCAATATAATAAGAACACCTGTAAAAGATTTACCACACCCGTAGCCACCGATCAGAAAGTAGTAGCTATACGTAGGAAAATCATCTATACACTGAAGCATTGCTTCTTGATGAATCCACGGTGTGATATTTACATTCATTAGTGAATCTCCACAGCGTTTTCAGGATCACTTGTGTCAACATGTGTTGTATTGATTATAATGTTTCCTGACTGTTTAGAATTATCTTCACCATCTCTAAAGTATGAGGACACATGACTTAACAACCAAGTTACAGCATGGTCCTTACCTTTTGCTGTCTGTATTGCAATAGCATCATTTAAGTTAGAAAGCAGATCTTTTTCATACTCTTTAACCATTCTATTACAATCTAACTGAAACAATTTATCTTTATCAAGCTGTTCAATCTGTTTCTCTGTACAACCTGCAAGAATTACAGCATCGCAATAAGGCATACCTACAATAAGGGCGTTCTTTATAGCGTCCTTCTGTCTTGATAAATCTTCCTCTCCACCTATTTCTGATGAATCCTGTAGAGAAGATATATTCTGATTTATGGCTTCTGTATTCATACTTATGAATATAGCATGAAAGACACCTTTTGTAAATGCCCATTCATAATATTATGAATATTTATGCAAAATCAGGGATTTTTATGCAGAATCCATATCTTAATAGTAATTGTCTACCACTTAGCAGGAATAATTTAGGTCCTATTATTTTTGGCTTATGCCGTTTTAGAAAAGCCATTATTATTCATTAGTAATGGGGTATCAATTTTACAATACTTATTATCGATCTTATGCTATTCATTATCAATCTTAGGGTAGAAATTATAGTTTAGGAATTATGGTGCAGGACCATATTTGCGCGCCCGATTTTTTGATCTCGAAAACAGTATAAATGGGGTATAAAGTATGATCCATGATCCATGATCCATGATCCATGATCCATGATCCATGATCCATGATCCATGATCCATGATCCATGATCCATGATCC